CGATGTTCCAAGATTAAATACATTAATTCTCTTTGAACCGGGTAAAAGTTTTATTCGGACGGTGCAAAGTATTGGAAGAGTTCTGAGAACTGCATTTGATAAAAATCACGCAACTATTTTAGATATATGTTCCACGTGTAAATTCAGCAAACGACATCTTACTTCTAGAAAAAAATGGTATAACGAACAAAAGTTTCCGTTTTCAATTCAAAAAGTTATATGGCAAAAATAAACACATTGACAATTGATAAGTAAGGAGTTATAATAAAAGAATGCTTATATTAAATGAAGAAAACAATCCTATAGATTTAAATTTAATTCCAGATCAATGTGATTTGTATTTTTGGGTTTTCGATAATAGCACGGGATTCAAAGATTATTTTTGCGTTCCATTATTAATGCTTGAATCTTTCTATTCACCAACAATAAAGTTACGTCTAACTACAAACAAATCGCGTAAAAATGAAAAAAATTATTTTTTAAATGTCCCATCGGATTATCAAATTTTAATTGGTGAACCAACTTGTGGAGATTTAGAAATTAATCCAATTACAAGTATTAGTTCCCGACATTTTAATGCTTTTTCAGTGAATCCAATGTCATCTTTCACTGCTGATTATCTACATTTGGAAGTAGAAGATGTTTTACCAGCCGTAAAATGGTTTATGCCGAAAACTAAAACTGGTCAATTATTATGTATTCCACTTGAAAATTGTCATAGACCAGAATGTATTTATTTAGTTAGAGAAATGCCAAAATCATTAGAAATTATTCAAAGTTCAAATGCGTGGTAAATTATCCAAGAAATTTTTAATACAGACAGAAATATTTTTCTCTTTATATGAAATTAATAATAATGGAACATTGTTCTTGGCGCAATAATTTAATTTAATCATATCTCTTTTTTGTAACTTCTCAAATTCTATTTTTCCACCGTAAAATTTTATAGGTTTATAATGTTGTCCACCTTGAAATTCTATAAGACCTATTAATTTTTGGTTTAAAAATATTGCAAAATCAAAGGGTAATACTTTTTTATTTTTACATTCTGGTATTTTAAACTGAACTTTGTAATCGATATTATAATCTTGCAAAAAATTTTCTGTAGCTTGTTCTCCTTTAGATTTTATACATTTAGGACAACCACATCCATTTAAATGACTAATAGGTTCTTGTTTAAAATCTCCGTGTAATGGGCAAGTAATAATTATTTTTGTTTTTGAATTTACATATATTGCTCGTTCATAGGAAAATTTTCTTCTATGGATTTCCGTTGCTAATGTTATAAATTCTTCAAGAGAATAACGAGAGCTTGCTGCTGTTGCTTCCATTCCGCATGTATAACACCCTTGACCAGTTAAATGGTTATTTGGACGTATTAAAAAATCTCCATGTTTCTGACATGTTATTATTAATTTAATATTCCATCCTTTATAAATTGATTTTTCATAAAAATATCTATCTTTATGTATATTCATGGCAGAATTAATAAACCAAGCTGTTGTTTTTGTTCTTGCCTTAGCACCCGATATTAATCCACATTTAGGACAACCACATCCATCCAAATGATCATTTGCTTTTTGTTTGAATTCTCCGTGTAATGGGCAAGTAATTATTACTTTATTGAATATACCAGTGTATGTTGTTAATATATAAGAATATTTAAAATTATGAACAATATTTGCTCTTTCTATAAAATTTTCTGTAATATAAATATTCATATGAATATTTACCCTTGACATTTCTTAAAATAAGAGTAATAATAAACTATGTTCCATAATTATTCTAATCCAGAACCATATATGTTTGATGATCTTGTTTGGATGGCAATATGGGAAGAAATTAAAGGATGGGATATAAATGTTCCAAATGAATACAATGGGTATATGGGAGCTACAGGAAATCATGTAACAGCCATATATAAAGCTATAGTAGATGTATCTACAAAAAATTCTAAAGAGATTAAATAATGGCAATAAAATCAAAAAAAGAGTATAATGATAAATTAGCTATCTGGAATATTATGTCAGCAGCAGACAAAAAAGATTATAATTTTTATGATCGTCTAACCAATGATCAAAAGAAACAATTTTCACCTTATCTTTTGATGCGATGGTTTTCAACAGTCGAAGGGATTACTGATATATCAAAATATTATACTATTGCAACAAATGAATATATTAATTCAAATTTTTGGGATATTCAAAAGCATAAAAAATTACAGTGGTTATGTATATGTGCGGCTTCTCCAAGCATTGGAAAACAAAAACATTATTGGCTTGGTAATGCAAAACGAGAAAGCAGTAATTCTTTAAGAAATATTTTAATGGAATGTTTTCCAGATAGTAAAAGCAATGATATTGATTTAATGCTACGAGTAAATTCAAAAGAGGAAATAAAAGAATGGCTGAAAACGCAACGCGGGTTCGACGAAAAAAATCTGAAAAACCTATAAAAAAGCCAAAATATATTAAGACTTCAAAAGAATCCGTTGTTATTAAACCACGTGGTTCATTTAAATGTAAATTCTGTGAAAGAACCTTTTCAAATGAAAACACAGTAACAATGCATATGTGTGAACAGCGCAGACGATTTAATCAAAAAGATGCTACTTTTTCAAGATTAGGATTTGAAGCATTTATTTCCATCCAACATACATATTTTGGTAATGATAAAAAGAATGACGAAGAAGATTTTAGAAAAAGCAATTTTTATCTTGCATGTCTTAAATGGGGTCATTTTGTTATAGATATTAAATGTTTAAATCCGAAACAATATCTTAGTTGGCTTTTAAAATTAAATGTTTCAATAGATCAATGGAATAAAGATGAAATATATGATTGTTTCTTGCAACATTATGTTTTTATAGAAGATAATTGGGATGCATTTCAAAGAAGTTTTCAAAAAATAATATCATGGGGAGAAGAAGTTAATAAACCATATAACAAATATTTTGTTGAAGCTGGAACTGCCAGAATATTAACGGATGTTCGTAAAGCATGGGTGAGTGGTTGGGTAATATATTGTAGTGAGAGTGGAAGAGGGTGGTTAGAATCATTGAATAAAGGTGATTTAGAATTAGTATGGGCATGGGTTGATCCTTCGAGATGGCAAATACAGCTTGAAAAATATCCAATGGAAGTAACACAATTTACAAAAATATGTAAGGATGCGGAACTATAATGGATGTAGATTTAGATTTTCCTTCAAGAAACGATATACTTTCTCATATAGATCATACTGCGGCCATTTTGGAAAATGGTTCTAAACATCCATCGGGAGTTTATATAACACTAGCTCCACAAAATCCAATTACAGGTTTAGCCAGTATTAATTATAAAAAATCAGAAGAACTTGGTTATTTTAAGATAGATTTTCTTAATCAATCTGTATATAAAATGGTAAAATCCCCTGCACATCTTGAAGAACTTATATCGAGAGAACCAAATTGGAAAAAATTACTTGAAAAAGATTTTGTAAATAAACTCGTGCATATTAGCAACTATTCTGATATGATTAAGAAGTTATCGGAACCTATAGATTCTATTGAAAAACTATCGATGTTTTTAGCTATAATAAGACCCGGTAAAAAACATCTTCAAGGCTTGCCTTGGAATATTATTAGTAAAACAGTATGGAATAGAGAAAATAATGATGGCTATACATTCCGCAAATCTCACAGTTATGCATATGCATATTTAGTAATTTTGAATATAAATTTACTTGAAGAACAAGGATATTAAAATATGGATATGTTAATTTTTATAATAATGCTTGGTGGTTTAATTTGGACTATTGAACCTATTGCAAAAGAATTAAAAAGAGCTAATGATAGAAATGATAGATTAGACAAGGAAAAAATATATGGAAAGGATTTTTTTCCAAAAAAGGAAAAGTAATGAGACAAATAAAAAAAATTACATCTTTAAATAGAGTTACCTATGTTCCCGAATTAATTTTTTTAATTACAAACGAAGATTCTTCTGTTGATAAATTAATTTTTGAAGCTGAAACAAAAACAATTGATAATAAATCTTTGGAACATTTCCGTAACTTTTTAGATATGCTATTTGAAAGTAGAAATATCGCACCACTTACAGATGAAGAATACCAATCTTTAAAAATAAATGGCCAATGAAAAACAAACGAGGAGTTCTTAAATGTTTGAAGCAAAAATAATAGCGGATTCTATATGCAATGATCACCGTCTAACAACAATGCAATTGACACATCCACGAATTGTACATTCAGAATTCAATACACATTGTGCCTTTGCTCGTAATGCATCAAGCAGCAGAGCTATTCCGTTTAAGAAAACAGTTCAAAAAGTAATGGAAGACCCATTCATTCCAGAACATTGGGGTATCAATCAATCTGGTATGCAAGCAAACGAAGAACTAACTGGTATTAAACGTGAAAAAGCAATTGCAAAATGGCTTGAAGCAAGGGATGAGGCAGTTCGTATTGCTTCAGAAATGGCATCACAAAAATGTTTAATATGTAACGGCGAAGGTATTATAGAATCAGATTGTTGTATATGCGAAGGCACTGGTCTTGGATTAAATGTTCATAAACAAATAGTGAATAGACTTATTGAACCTTGGTCATGGATAACTGTTTGTGTAACTGGAGATTCTCACGCTTGGTCAAATTACTTTGCATTACGATGTCATCCAGATGCTCAACCAGAAATTCAAAAACAAGCATATATGGCACAAAAGGAATATTTTACTTCAACTCCACAAATTATTAAACCGGGTGAATGGCATACACCATATATTCGTAAAGGAGAATATACAGATATTTTCAATTGGTTAGGAAAGCAAATTGGAGTTAATGCAGTATCTCCATCATTGTGCGATGCTATTATACAAATCTCCGTAGGTCGTTGTGCTAGAACTTCATATTTAACTCAAGAAGGAATACGAGATTATAACGAAGATATAAACTTATATAATAGACTTCGTTATCATGTTCCATTACACGCATCTCCGTTTGAACATGTTTGTGTAGCAGAGGGTGATGATGTAAGACACGGAAAATATATTGGTTGGAAGGCATATAGACATATGTTAGATGGTGAATATGTAACAGATTTTAAACCAAACCACCCCGATCTTATTAATATGGAGGTAAGATAATACTATGATCGCAGCGGGTGTTCTTTTTTACGCATTTAAATCCAAACATTTTTTATTTTTACTTCGTAATAACACACGAACTAAGAATACTTGGGGGCTTGTTGGAGGAAAACTAAACTCGCATGAAAATGTGTCTAATGGACTGCGTAGAGAATTATTAGAAGAAATTGGCGAGTTTCCAGAGGTATTAAAACAAATTCCCTTGGAAACATTCACCAGTATGGATGAAGAATTTACATATCATTCTTTTATTTTTGTAATTGAAAATGAATTTATTCCAACTCTTAACTCGGAACATAGTGGTTATGCTTGGACAAATATAGAAAAATATCCAAAACCGTTACATCCGGGAATTTGGGCTAGTCTTAATACAGAAGTAATTCTTGAAAAAATAAAATTAACACAGGATTTGTGTAAATGATAAATTTATTTGATATTACGCCAGTGGAACAATATGAAGATTATTTTGTTAAAAGAGATGATTTATTTTGTATTGCTGGAGTTCGTGGAGGTAAAGCAAGAACATGTTGGGAATTATCTCAAGGAGCTAATGGATTAGTAACATCTGGTTCTCGTCAATCACCACAAGCAAATATTGTAGCTCATATTGCCAATAAACTTAATATACCATGTCATGTTCATACACCACTAGGAAAATTATCACCTGAATTAATTTCAGCACAAGCTGTTGGCGCTGAAATTATTCAGCATAAAGCAGGTTATAACAATGTTATTATTGCTCGTGCTAGAGAAGATGCACTAAAATTAGGATGGAGAGAAATTCCGTTTGGGATGGAATGTTCAGAAGCTATTCATCAAACAGAAAAACAAGTAATTAATATTCCATCGAATATTAATAGAATAATTATTCCTGTTGGTTCCGGTATGTCATTGGCTGGATTACTCAATGGATTAATAATTTATAATCTTGAACATATACATGTTTTAGGTATTCAAGTTGGAGCCGATCCTATAAAAAGATTAAATAAATACGCACCAATTGGATGGCAAACACAATGTCAAATAATTAAATCAGATTTAGATTATCATACTAAAAGCGAAGAATGTTATATTGATAAAAATAAATCTGTTTTACTTGATCCAATATATGAAGCAAAATGTTTACCATTTATTCAATTAAATGATTTATTATGGATAGTTGGAATTAGACAAACTATTTCTTAGGTGTCTTCGAAATAGTTTTGAAGATTTCCGCTATTTTTGATGGAGAATATACAACAGTTATTAATAATGAGGCAAACCATCCAAATTCCAACAAATCTGCCGGAATAATATTATTTTTTATGACCAAATAAGATACTAATCCCAAAGACACTAAGATAACAATCATTGAAGATATTCTGGAAGTGCTGCCAGTTCCATATTCAGTGGAAAATACACTACGCCAAAAAGGTTTATCCCAATTATTTGTCTCTGTGTGTTGAGTAGTCTGATGAATAACCACAGAAGAATTGGGTGTTAACTCTTTAGATTTATCTTCGGTTACTTCTTTAGTAACTTCCACTGTTTTTTCATCGGCCATATTTATACCCTCATAAGTATTTATAATTTTAGTGCAAAAATAAGGAGCTATCTAAATAGCTCCTTTTAAAGTATTTAAAAATTATAGTTTAGATAGTGTCTAAGTATGCAGCCTTAACTCCAAGAGTTGCATAATCAGATGGAATTGGTTGATCTTTATAAAACCATTTGTATTGATTACCTTGATATGTATTAAGATAATTCATGCTGGTTAATGTTTTAACATATTCTGTTGTTCCAGCCTGACCTTCGATAGTAACAACAGGATTTACATTTACAATACCGGGAGTTAAAACTGTAACTGCTCCGGTTGCTACCACACCACCACCAACTGTTGGTTGGGTAAATGTAGGTGCAACAGTTTCTCCTCCAACTACAAAAACAGCCGAAGTATAACCTGCGCCGCCATTAACAACACCAGCAGATTCTACACCAAAATTGAATCCAATAATTGCTCCTGAACCATTTCCTGTTGAATTAGCAGTTGGAATAGCAGCTACGTTTGCAGGAAGAACAGTATATCCTTGAGTTCCAGCAACCGGAGAAGACACTGAAACAATTGCTCCAGAATTAACTGTTAAGACTTTTACATTTGCATTGGAAGTATTAACACCACCAACAAGAGTAATATAATCATTTGCATTGTAACCAGAACCACCAAAAACAATTTTTGTCGCAGCAATTGCTTTTAAATTTGCTGTTCCAGTTGCAGGAGTTGTTGGTTGTGTTCCTTCTGGAAATACTTTAACATAAGAAGTCCCGACTACTAAGTTACCAGCACCATTTACAAAAGGAGTAAGACTGGTCCCATTAACAGTGGTTGCCATAAAACGATGTGGAGAATTTTGTTTAGATAAGTATCCAGCAGTTGATCCAGAATCGGCTGGTCCGTATACAGTTGCTTGAATCTGATGAGGAGCGTTTGCTCCTAGAAATTTTTGATTATTAATTGGGCGTCCCATTTTGTTATACCTCTTTTCGGTTCTAACCGACTACGAGCATTGTTAAACTCATAAAACTCTTTTGGAGTCATTTGTATTTAGCTTAAGTATTTAAAATTACATTCTTCCAAGACTTTCTTGTAATAATATTATTTATTGTTCCAAGGGTTAAATTAAATAATACTCCTATTTCTTTTTGAGTCATTTTTGTTTCTGTATATAAACAATAAATTTCTTTTACTTGATCCTCTGATATTTTTCTAATTCAAAGGCATCCCTTTCAGTCATAAGTTCATAAATAAATTCAATTTTACTAATGTCATTTGGAATTGATATTCCTTTTTGGTGTTTAATAAAAGCTCGATTTCCAGAACCTTTACCAATATAATAAGGTGATCCAATATCGCCGTTTTGTGATTTTTTAGACCGCAAATACATATAAACATAAAATCTATTGTCTTGGTAAAAGGTGATAGGATAAATATCCATAGCTGATTGCCTCCTTGGGCGTTAGAGCAGTTGGAGATTGCATTCTCGTGAACTGCATTCTTATTTATCAAATGGATAAATAACTTAGGAGATTTAAAAATGAGAGCTTGGGAAATTTTAGAGACGAAATTAAATGGATTAACAATTATTCCTATAGATAGATTTATAGAGAAGGGTTATCCAAAAAATAATATTGAAGCCGAAGATTTGGACGAAGATGAAATACTTGATGAAGCTGATTTTGGATTGGGTTCCAAATATCGTGTAGCTCCAGAAGTAGAGTTACAAGATTATATCGGTAGAATTAAAAACAACGAACCAGATAAAATGGATACTTATAATCTTCCATATATTCATGGTA